ATGGTTATGCCTGAATGTCCGGTCGAAACGGGGGCCAGTTCAATTATTGAGAACTACCAAGGTAGGTTCGCCAAGGTAATCGAAGTCAAGGATTCCCTTGTTGGCGTGTCTGCCTTCGTGCTCAAGCGTGAAAACGCCGAGGAAGAGACCGCAGTTGACATCTTCCTTAATGAATTTGGGCTCGCTCAGATCGTGAAGGAAGAAAAGAAAGCGCCGACCGAAAAGAAGGCCAAGAAGGAAGAAAAGAAGGACGCCGAGTAATCGCTGTCTTGCAGGGGGCCTAATGGGGCCTCCTAGCAAGCTCGTGATGGGGCCAAGCCTGCCTGTGCTACAATTCAAATAACAAGTATGAGCTGCGAAATAACCAATCAGCGACCACCAATGACGCAAAGAAGGGCGTCAGTCTTTGCGCCCCGAAATCCCTTGTTGTCTGCGCAAAACATCAAGAACCTCCTCACTGAATTGAGAGGCTTCCTTCTGACCGAGGACGGTCAAAAGCTGAAATATGACAACTGCGGGTAAAAAAATATCTCAACTAACCGAAGCAACTACAGCCAACGCTGCGGATATTCTTCCAATCGTCCAGGATTCTGAAACCAAGTTCGTCAGCAAAGAAACGTTCTTGAACGACTACTATTCTCGGGAGGAGGTTGATGGTCTTAACACTGCCTTTGAGCAGGTAAGTCAAAAGGGGCAACCGGATGGATACGTTCCCCTTGGGAGCGGAGGTAAGATCGCCAGTCAGTACATCCCTGCCATTGGGCTCACCGAAGTGTATGTCGTAGCCGATGAAGCCGAGAGAGACGCTCTTGAGGTCCAGGAGGGCGATTTTGCCGTCGTGACAGGCACCGGCGCGACCTACGTCTACAGCGGTACCGAATGGATCGTAGCGGCCACCAGCCCTGCTGTGAGTTCGGTCAATGGACAGATCGGAACAGTAGTGCTGGACACCGGGCATGTTTCAGAGGGAAGCAACCTCTACTACACCGACGCGCGCGTTGCGACCTATCTGTCATCCAATGGCTTCTTGCACGCTGGCGACCCCGTTTCTGCCCTCACAAACGACGCTGGCTACCTCACCTCATACACTGAGACCGATCCAGTATTTCTCGCATCCCCAGCGGCGGGCATTACCGCACCCTCAATCGCCTCGTGGACCGCAGCCTATGGTTGGGGCAACCATGCAAGTGCTGGATACGTGGTTGGTCCTGGCTCATCAGTTGATAACGCTATCGCTCGGTTCGACTTAACTACAGGTAAGGTAATTCAAGCAAGTAGCGTTTATATAAACGATAGCGGGTATCTAGGTGTTGGAATATCAAATGCAACAACAAATGTACAAATAGTTGCACCATATGCAGTTTCGTACACACCGACCGCCCTCGCTGGAGGGCTGCGAATTGATAACAACCAAACAACGGTCGATGATGCAGAGACATCAATTCAGTTTGTTACGTCAAGAACTAGTGGGTCTGCTGGTGCGGGAAAGATATCGCTGGTAGCGACGGCGGCAGGTTCAGGTGCGTTTACTTTTGTGACAAGACATAGTGGGGTGTATGCTGAACGTGTGCGGATTACTTCTGATGGCTACGTTGGTGTTAATATTGCAGACCCATCAGTACCGATGCATGTACGGCTGTCTGGTTCGACATCACCTACTTACAACGTAGGTACAGGGCTGGCTGTTCAATCTACTGGCACAGCGGCACAAAACTCACGTCTTGCAATCACCTCTGGCAGTACCTCTATTGCAGGTATAGATTTTGGTGATGCTACAGACGTAGATGCAGGACGTATTTATTATGAGAATGCTACAAACTCTTTTGAGTTTTACACTGATGGCTCTGTGAGACTTTTAATTGATAATGCTGGTGATATCAGTGTTGGAAACACTACTACAGACGGAAAGCTATCAGTCCGTCAAACAGGTACAGGTGACATTTTTAATCTCTATGATGGTGCCACTAATGTTTTAACCGTGCTTGATGGCGGTAGAGTTGGTATAGGAACTGGCACCCCTCTTTCTCGCTTCCATGTTCAAGATACTCTCATATCAAATAAGCATTTTATTAACGAGTCAACTATTGTATTTGAGGGAACGGAAGGAGCAATGCAATTTATTGCGGCTGATACTGGTGCCTACGCTGGTAGTATAATTTTAACCGCTGCACCTGACAGTGGTAACAATAAGCACTGGGGGATAATTGCTGGTGGGCCGAATGTATCAAATCGTTTCTCACTACAGTATAAAGAAAGTGCTACAACTGGCTTTGCCTTGGGAGGTTTTTCGAGCGGGGAGGTTTTTACCGTTACCACTGCTGGCAATGTCGGTATTGGCTCCATCAGCCCAACTGCTAAACTGGATATTTCATCCGATATTCTGCGGTTGCGTACTGCTAAGACACCGTCAACGGCAGGAGCAGTCGGTAACCAAGGCGATCTTTGTTGGGATGCCAGTTATGTATACGTCTGCGTGTCAGCAAACTCGTGGAAGCGAGCGGCACTCTCAACGTGGTAGTATAGTAGGTATATGGACTACAAAGAATATAAAAGTAGAAAGACGGATGGGAGAGTGGAGCTTGTAACTGCGGGCGGTGGGTTCGCCATCGCTAAGAAACGATGGAACCCTGAGACCGGTGAGCAAGACGCACCTGAGATCGTGTCTGTGGATGTTGAAGCATTGCAGCAAAAGAAGGCTGACTTGCTGGCAGAAATTGCGGATATTGACGTAGTGCTTGCCGACGTTCAGAAGCTAGCAGAGTAATAACACTACCTGTTCTTAACGTCAGCCGCGTGCGTTTTTGGCGTGGTAAACTATGGACATGAAAACATTTGATATCGGAGTGAAGATCAAGACATTGAAGGGAGAGGAGGTGCCTATTTATTATCCAAGCAAGGAGCAGCACCTGGCGGCCCTGGACGCGAATAAAAAGCTGGATGTTGCCAAGCTCCCACGGGAGACCGTTCAGGACATCCTGCTTACAGCGCTTGAGCAATATACATCAGAGGACCGACGCACAACATTCTTAGTGCATAGTGTTGGCTCCGCAATCGTTGCCAAGACGAAAGTCGAGCTCGCTAAGATGCAAGTGGATTTTCTTGTGAAGGTCGCTGAGTGGGCAACGCTGCATGAAGAAGAGAAGGACAGCGAGAAAGTTACTCGCGGAATCTACCCGGCTTGGAAGATGGCGCAAGTGTTCATCGCCCTTGGTGTTACTGAATAGCTATGGAGTACACCACGAAACCAGCCGTCGAGAACTACCTCAACAAGGATATTGATGAGGCAATTGATGCGCAGCTAGTGGCGTACATCGAGGCCGTGAGCGAATACATGGACAGCTTTGTCGGTTATCCACTGTATCGGGACGAAGATAGCGAGCGTTTCTATGATGGTTCTGGCAGTCGCTCTCAGCATATCGACCGTGTCCACGGCACGCTTGTCGTCAAGATAGGCGACGAGGTGGTGGAACCGATCCAGCAGCCATACAACAAGCCCGTCAAGCAGGGGCTTGTGTTTCGTGACCGGTACTTCCCCGCAGACTTGGGCAACGTGTCCGTCACCGGGAAGCACTCCCTGTGTGCCGAGCTGCCAAAGCAGATCACCTGGGCCTGCACCGTTCTTGTCGCCTTGATCGTCCAACAGGTCGATGAGCAGCGGGAAGGGGTGAAATCAGAGAAGATTGGCGACTATACCGTCACATTCGCTGACGAGGCGCAGCGGACTGATTATGACCGCGCCAAGGAGATACTGGCTTCCTATCGCCCTATCGCAGTTTAACTATATGCGTCACCTATTCCGCGATACAGCCACCATATCCCGCTCAGTAGTCACTGGAAACAAAACCAGCTACGTCGAAGCCACCTCTATTCCCTGCCATATCCAGCCGGTATCTGACAGCTACGCCCAAGGCGCGATGGGGCGTGACAGCAAAGACTTCCGGATGTTTTCCACAGGTGAGGTACGCATTGGCGACCGTATAGTTGACCAGAATGGTGCCAAATATGAGGTCTATGGTGCCAAGCTACACCAGTTTCGGTCGCGCCAGCATTATGAGGCTTCACTTCGGGCGGCATGATTTCCCTTTCCATCAAAGTAGACAGCAAGGATGTCGTCGCCTTTTTGACGAAGTTTCCGGTCGAGATGAAGAGAAGCGTGGCGCTGTTCAAGGACCGGGTGGGGTACAAGCTGGACGCGGAGAGTAAGCGAGCAGCGCCAGCAATTACCGGTAACCTACGCCGCAACATTATCTACATGAACGGTGCGCTCACAGCCCACGCGCACTACTCAAAATACGTGCATGGTTCCCCTTTCTACCAGAACCGCATGAAGCGCAAGGAAACCCCGTTTATCACTAGCGCCATCACCAACAGCGACACCTTCATCAAGGACGAGGCCCGCGCGATGATCGAGCGGGTGATAAGATAGGGCTATGCCATTCCTACCAGAAGAAATCCGTACCAAAGTCATCGACCGCATCATTGCGACCGCCACCAGTAGCGCCAAGTTCTACCGCGCGCCATCATCTGCCCTAGATGCCGACTGGCCAGCCTTCATTCTGGAGTACGCCGACAACGAGAACCAGTGGTCCGGCAGCGAGAGCGACAAGAAGGTTTTTATGTTCAACCTCTATGTGGCGTACAAGTACGATCCTGCCGACGAAGCTAGCCGGGAGCTGGCAGAGAAGGCGATATCTGACGCCATCGGTCAGCTGTACCGCGTGACCTTCGAGAAGCCAGATGCCTTGGCGCTGCCAAACGGCTGGGTACGGCCTTCTAGCGTGTCTTGGGGCTATGGAGAACCGAACGACATTCCTTTACGCATGGCCATGATGCAGGTTGCTGTTACGGTCCATCAAGACCGGTCATGATATGATTAGACTATGGCAAAGAAAAACATCAATTCACGTGTCGATGGTGTGACTAAAGACGTTGTTCCGGGGAAGCCGGAAGAGCGTGTCTTTCGTTTCCCGTCGCTTGGCGTTGAGGTGAAGGCGGAAACTTATCAAGAAGCATTAGCAAAAGCCAAAGAGGTAATTAAGAAATAGTATATGAATGTAGTATTAGGCGAGAGGTATGTAACAGGGGTAGCAGTAGAAGCAACACGCGGCACCTTTGCCGCAGCTCAAGACTACGCCCGAGGACGAACACCAGCCACGATCCAAACGGTTGTGGACAAGGTGGACATCCAAGAAACCGAAGGGTCAGGCTTGGCGACCAAAGGCCAGGTGACGACCATGAAGCGGGTCCAAGGCGAGGCACCGGTCAACCTGCGCTTCCGCACCTATGGCTACTGGCTGAAATCCTTGCTGGGTGGCTGTTCGTCTGCGCTGGAAGCGGGGGAGACCGCCGTCTACCGCCACAGCTTCACGGTTGACCCTTCAGCACTCCAGCCGTCTCTTTCTCTCTCCCTTACCCGTGGCGAGTTTGACCACAAGGCCATCAACGGCGCTGTCGTGTCGCAGATCACTGAGAACTACGCCCTGGACGACGTGGTGAATGCCACCATCGGGCTTATGGGCCGAACCGAGACAACCGTGTCGGACTTCACCCCTGCCTTTTCGGATGACGATTACCTCGCCCCGCACCAGTCGGTCACTATCAAGATTGCCGACGACGTGGCTGGCCTTGGCGCTGCACCGAGCATCTGCGTAACCTCGATCACCAACGAAATGAACCGCAACACTCGCGAGAAGGGCTGTCTGTCCTCTGAGAACGCTCAGGACTTCATTGCCCGGCTTTTGAACCTTTCTGGCTCATTCGTCTGGGACAAGACCGCCGACACGTACAAGGCATTGGCTGAGGACAACACGGAGAAGGCGATGCAAATCAGCATCATCAACACCGGTGTTGATATCGGCGTGGCTTCAAATCCTTCCCTTATCTACACCTTCCCGCGCGTGAACCTTTCAGTAAATGAAGAACGACCGGTCGACGACGCTGTCACTGAGACAGTCAGTTGGATAGCCCACGGCATCACCGCATCATTAGTAAACGAGAAAGCTAACTACAACGCTGCTGCATAATATGGAAATCACCAAAGAGATCGAGACTCCAGTCGGCAAGCACAAGGTGGTCATCAAGACCATGCTTACTGGTGCCGAGCGGGAGCGCGTGACCAACGCCCCGATGAAGTTCACCAAGACAGAAGATGGCCAAAAATTTACCGTCACCGACATGGAGAAGTTGGCGCTAGCTGAAAAGCACGCCCTCTTAGAGGTATCCATCGTCTCTATCGACGGCGGTACTACTTCTCTTCTGGAAATCGCCCGGAAGATGTACGAGGCAGATTATGACTTTGTGTATAATCAGATTGTAGAGACGCAAAAAAAAATGAAAGAGCCGACCTCTCAAGCATCGTAGCTGTCTGCGCATACTTCGGGTGGGATTACTGGCAATTCTACCGCCAGCCGGACTTTTTCATAAAGGCGTGCGTCACTCATATCAACAATCATGAATCCCGAAGTCGTACTAAGAATTGAGGCACTAGATAACACCAAAGCTGCTTTTTCGTCGGTCCAGAAGACCATTGCTGGCGTGCAGGGCAGCACCAAAGGCTTTTCACAACAGATCGAGGAGCTCCAACCCACCTTCAAGCGCATGGCGACTGGAGGTGGTGCTGCGTTTGCCGCCATCGCCGCTGGCCTCGGCCTTACCGTCAGGGAGGCTCAGAACGCCGAGGCAGCGCAATTCCGGCTATCGCACATCCTACGCACCGCTACGGGGGCCTCAGATGCACAGATCAAGGCGCTGAATGACCAAGCCGCCGCCCTGGAGAAGGTCGGTGTGGTCAGTGGTGAATCCATCACCCAAGCACAGGCTCAGCTGGCCACGTTCGACTTGCAGGCAGAGACCATCGGCAAGCTCACCCCGGCAATTCTTGACTATGTCGTAGCCGAGAAGGGGGCCGCAGCCACGACAGATGACCTCAAGCAGCTCACCAACGGGCTGGCCCAGGCATTGAACGGCAATTTCGGCTCGCTCACCCGCGTTGGTTTCGTGCTCGACGACGTGACCAAGGAGATGATTTCAAACGGTACTGAGGCCGAGCGTGCCGCTGCGTTGGTTAAGGTCCTCAACAGCACCTACGAAGGGATGAACGAGGCAGCACGGGGCACCGCAGAGGGCGGAATGGTGGCCCTGCGCAATGAGATGGGGAGACTATCCGAGACCATCGGCGGCGTGTTCATGGGCACCGTGCAGCAGGCGACCGCTGTGCTTCATCCCATCATTGCCAGCATCACCGACTGGATAGCCCTCAACCCAGACCTGACGAAGAAGATCATCCTTGTCGCCGCTGCCATCAGCGGGGCCATTGCTGTGCTTGGCGTGATCGGGCTGGTGATCCTGCCGGTCATCGCGGGGTTCAAAGCCTTGGCCGTAGCGGTTGGGCTGTTGAACGTCGCCTTCCTCGCCATCTCATCACCTATCGGTATCGCCGTGGCGGCCGTCGCGCTGATCGGCATGGGGATATACATCTTCCGCCAGCAGATCGCCGCCTTCTACTCTCATTGGGTAAGTGTGTGGAACTCTCTGCCGGGCTTCGTCCAGACCGCAATCAAGATCGTGCTCGCCCCGCTTTCCCTTTTAATTGACGGGATAAAGATGGCAGCGGGGGCGTTATCCACACTCATCGGCCGCTCAAGAGAAGCTAGCAAAGGCACGTTTGACCTTGGGGCCATCGTCAGCAAGTTTGCCGATCCGCTTGCCGGTCAAAGCCAGCAGGTGACGAACTTCTCGGACGCCATCGGGCAGGTGACGAGCGATGCCACGGAAGCCGCCGACAAGATCAAGAGGCTGAAGGAAGAGGCGCAAGGGATCTTCGGCACCGTCGCCAAAGACGAGGAGGAAGCCAACCGCCGCATGGCCGAGGCCATCGTCGAGCAAGAGGGCAGTATTGCTGAAAAGAAGCAGGAGCTGCGCCAGCTGGAGCGCGACGAGGACAGCAGCGCCAACGAGGATCGTATCGAGAACCTGCGGTACACCATCGCCCAGGAGCAGGATGCGCTGGTGGCCTTCAAGGGTCTTCGCCAGCAGCTATCTGTCGAGATCGAGGAGGCCGAGCGCCGAGCATCATTGACCGCCTTCGAGCGGAAGATGGAGGACATGCTCAAGGAACGCGCCGCCCGCCTGCAAGCACAGCTCGCCCGCCTGATGGAAATCCAGCAGGAGGTTGAGGCCGAGAAGCAGAAGAGCAGCGCCATTGCATCGGCCTTCCAGTCCGGCCAGCAGCTGATGCAGGATGCCATCAAGAAGACGTCGGATGTTGCCGTGACCGAGGCCGAACGGATGCGCCGAGCGTTTGCCAGTGTGTATGACGATGGGCGCTCTTTCAGCATTCCGTCGATCCGTTCGCTCACCTCGTCATCTGTGAAGAAGGTCAACGACGCCGTCATCAGTCCTAAGGGCGACATCGTCAGCACCCACCCTGACGACTGGCTCATTGCCACCAAGAACCCGACAGCGCTAGCCGGGGCAGGGACGGGCGGTGGCATTACTATCAACATCAACGGCACCTTCATGGACGACCGGGGCGCTGCCAGGCGTATGGGCGACGAGATTATGAACGTGCTTAAGCAACAAATGCGGATATGATCGTCGTCACGCACAACGGCACCGACATCACCGAGTTTGTCGATACTTCCGGCTTTGAAATCAGCGACGAGCGCAACAGTACCCGCGACACGCTGGATTTTTCTGTTGCCTACGCGCCGGGTGGTTTTCGGCCAGAGCTGAACGCCGAAATCATCGTCACCCTGGACGGCACCCGCATCTTTGGCGGTAGCATCCTCAAGACCGAGAGCGTGATGCTGGCCCCGCCTACCATCGTCTACAGCGTGTCATGTGTGGACTACTCGTATCAGGCAGACAGAAGGCAGATCACTGAGCGCTTTATTGACACGTCCATGGAAGACATCATCGCTGCTTTGGTCGACACCTACGCGGACACGTTCACCGTGGCCAACGTTTCAGCGCCACAGATGGTCGCGCGCATCAGCTTCAACCGGCTGACCCTGTCGGAATGTCTGGATAAACTGGCTCGCCTTAGTAACTACAGTTGGTATGTGGACTACAACAAGGATATCCACTTCTTTGCCCGCAACAGCGAACCCGCGCCATTTAATCTGACCGACACCAGCAATAACTACGTCGTGTCCAGCCTACGCATCAAGGAAGACCTGTCTCAACTGCGCAACGTGGTGCAGGTGGAAGGGGGCGAGGTGCCGATTGCGGCAAGGTCCACCCTTCATGCCGGGGACGGCGAGCGCACCGAGTTCCCCACCCACTTTAAGTTCTCGAACTTGCCGGTGGTCGAGGTCAACGGCACGCCGGTCACCGTGGGAACCGAGTACATCGATCTGGAGGGGTTCGACTGCTACTGGAGCTTTCAGGAGAAGTATGTGCGCTTTGCCGACACGGCCATCCCGCCAGTACCGGGCACCGGCACCACGAACATCGAAATCATCGGCACACCCCTTGCCCCTCTGGTGGCGGTGGTGCCGGATGAGGAAAGCGTCGGGCAATACGGCGAATTTGAATACTCAATCGTGGAAGACACCCTCGGCTCACAGGAGCAGATCATCGAGCGGGGGCTGGCCGAGCTCGAAGCCAAGGCTACGGAAATCAACGAGGCATCCTTCGACACCTATACGCCCGGCCTGCGATCTGGCCAGATCATTACCATCGCGTCCGAGGCACGGGACATCGACGCGGAATACGTCATCCAAAGGGTCAATTTTCGCCCGTATCCGAATGGAAGTGCGGTCCGTGGTGTTTGGAGTGTTTCCCTCGCCTCAGCTGCCACCATGTCGCTTGTGGAGGCTCTCCAGAAGTTGCTGCGGGGCGAGCGCACCGAGGAGGACGACCGGCAAGTATTGCTCTCGTTCTTTCGCTTTACTGACCGGGCAACCGGGACCGACAGTGTGGAAGAGCCAGAGACGACCGAACGTCCTTACTATTTGGCTGATGCGGCTGGGGTTGTCGGTGTTGGCAAAACACCTTTCATCTGCAACTTTGCTGTTTTAGAAGCATGATAGACTAGGAATATATGGCAGCACCATTTGACGACGTAAATGTTGTACGCAAGACGTACTTTATTGACGAGACTGAGCGCGCTGAGGCACTGGGAGATGATATGGGAAAAGTGGCCCAGCTAGGCGAGGGCGGTCGTTTTCACCCTACTTTTCTGCCATCCGGCTTTGAACTTGCCCGTTTGCTACCGACTTACGATAGCTTTGATGGTTCTAGCCTGCCGGTGCCAGTATGTATTGAGCCTAGCGAAAACTCTGCTATTCGAGCAGATGCGAATGTAGCTGGTCAAGATGCGTTTATTGGTTTTGCAAAAGCCAATATCAATGCGATCCCGGTCCACTACACCACTAGCGGCAGTGGTACGTTTTCTATAACTATTCCGGCTGGTGAGGACCTCTATTTAGCGGTGTTTGCTTATATAGCCGGTACGGGAGGGAGCCCAGCGCTGCCATCCGCGGTATCATGGAATGGCGTCTCTCTGGACGTATTGCAATCACAATCAGGGACAAATGCTAAATCCGCTGTGTTTGGGAAACAGATAGGAACACTGCTCTCGGATACGACAGAGAATATAGTGCCAATTGGCTTTAGTGGGAGCATCAAGGCGATCCACGTGTACGTGCTATCGAACGTGGACCAGACCACACCAGTAGCAGATAGTGACAAGGGTCTAACAAACTCGGGCTCAAGCGCAGTTACACCTTCATTGACGCAAGCTCTCCCAGCCAGTCGTTACTTGGCCGGTGCGGCGACAAACGCAGGTGCGCTTAATGCTTTATTAATTGGTGGCGTGCCTGCCGAAGAATTGGTTGGTGTCGACCGATTTAAAACCGGCTCTTTGCAGCTGACAGCCGATGCCAACGTTAGTGCAACCACTGATGGTGGCTCGAATTCTATTTATGTACTTGGCGTCTGTCTTAATGCAGCCAATCCTATTAACGTCACCATTCAGCACTCTGGAGTTGTCGGCGGCTTCACCGACCTCATACCCGGCGAAAGGTACTACGTCTCCAACACCATTGGTGAAATTAGCGCCACCTCCGGTACAACCGAAATCTTGGTCGGCAAAGCGTTATCAGCGACTGAGCTACTCATCACCCATGCTTAGCCTATGAACCCCACTCACCTAGCCCACGCCCACGGCCACTTTGAAATCATCAGCCTAGAAAACGGGCGAGAGGTGTGGCGCTCCCCCATCATCCCCAACCGCATTCTCAATGCCGGGCTGGCGCAGATCGTCCAACACCACATCGGCACCGCTGCCAACCCGCTCGAAATAACCAGCATTGAGCTAGGGGACGGGGACACAGCCGTCACCGGTGCCGACACGGCCCTGGACAACCTGGTGCTGACTGATGTGCCACCAGCGCGCATCATCCCATCAGGGGCCAGCGTGGTCTTTGAGTTCTTCCTTGTCGATGCTGAGCTGCCTGACGGCACATACCGTGAGCTTGGCCTTCGGGCTGGCAGCGTGCTGTACACCCGTGCGCTGTTCACATCTCCATACACAAAGGTGGCGGGGCGTGACACCATTATCAGGTACACGCTAAGCTATTCGGCCACATAGCCAGTCTGATACAATACCTGTTATGGAATGGCTCTCGAAAATTCCCCCTGAAATAGCATTTGTTATGTTGGCCGCGGTAGGCGGTGTTTCTAGGTATCTATTTATATATTTGAATGAAGGCCTGTTCGCGTGGCGTCATTTCATCGCCCACACTATTATTTCCTGCTTCTCTGGGTACATGTTCTTCCTCTTCGGGGCAAACGTGCTTGGAATGGAAGATGGTGGCGTCGCTATATTGGCAGGTATGGGAGGATGGATGGGAGTTGAGGCACTCAAGCTTCTTGAGTCATCTATTAGCGGTAAGATAAGTAGATCATGAGCACACCTCAACTCCACAAGCTATTGATTGTCAGTTCAGATACTTCCCTCCCGTCTTGGAAATCACTCAACAGGAAGCTGTCGCAGGTACTAGAAGCGCTCAATCAAACCAAGAATGCAAAGTGGGAAGCAGAGATCAGATACCAGCCTCTTGTGCCGACTGTGTATAACGGGCGTATCCCTCACGCCTATATGGACGAGGTGACCCGGCCGTATTTCGAGGCGGGCTATCAGCACGTCGTTCTCCACTTCTCTATGAAGCAGTGGGAGATGTGGGGACTAGAAGGCTCTCTCCGTGGCGCCAATCATACAGACAGAGATGTAGTCAACGAAAGCTATATTAGGGCGGATGAGAGCACCAAGCGCGGACGCTACAATCAGTTTGTGCAGACACTTCTACATGAAGTCTGGCATGGCCTGTGCAAGTCCACCGACACGCCAGACACACTTCACCAGTGGCATGACACGAAGACCGACATCACGAAGGCGGACTGGGGCATTTTTGATATGGACTACTGGCACCCTGAGTTCGTGGCCAAGAAGCAGGAGCTAAGTCTCTGGCAGAGAGTGTTTGAGCTGACCAAAACACTCGTCCTTCTCAAAAAAAAAGCCAACTAGTGCCACCAGTCCAAGGTTATCGAGTGACCCAGCCTTATGGGGTGGCCAACAGCCGCTACCCGGCCACGGGACACCACATCGGCACCGACTATGCCGCACCATCCGGCACACCGGTCCTCGCTCCGGCTGGCGGCAGGGTCATTGCCTCAAGCAGTGCTGGTGCTCTCGGAAACTGCCTGACAATCGAGTACGAGCACGGACGTCAGGTCTTCCAGTCCAGGCTCGCTCACCTGTCGACGTTTCGGCGCACCATAGGTGCCATCTCAGCAGGGGAGGTGCTTGCCTACACAGGCAACACCGGCGACTCCACCGGTCCGCATCTGCATGTCGATGTTTGGCCTGGTGGGGTCAATCTCATCGGCATCAATGGGGCGAACTTCCGGCAGCGGACAATCGACCCAGAGCTGCATTATCAAAATAACTAACAGTCTATGATCAAATACCTATCGAAGAACGGTATCGCCCTCATCCTACTTGTCGCCACACTCTTCAAGCTCGACATCGACGAGAAGCTGGCAACTGACATCATGAGCGCCATCAGCTTGCTGGTGTCAGTTGGCTTGATGGTTTGGAATCAAGCGGCCCGCAAGGACGTCAAGAGTTTCCTCATAAAAAAGGAATAATGTATACTATAAGGGCGATAGAAATATCGTACCTTTGTATTAGCGCGAAACCACCTCCTCCGGGTGGTTTTTCGTTTGCCTGTGGATAGCGTGCTTGCGGAAAGTATAGCGGTATACTATTATAACGATGCCTCAAGGGGCATTATCAAATAAGCATCATTATGCAAAAAGTAAACATGAGGAACGCTTTGCACACGGTGAAGCTCACGACGACGCAAAAGAAGATATTCGCAGAGTATCTTGTCGGCCAGCTGAGCACCCGAGACACTGCCAAGCGCCTAGGGATCACAACCCAACGCATCTACACCATGTCCAACTCAATGTTGCGACACATGGCGGTCACAGGGAAGCTTAATACAAAGGAATTTTTGTCAAACTTCTAATAAACTATCTATGTCAACATCAAACGATTTCTTCGCCAACGCACCAGCTAACTACGAGGTACCAAAGAGCGAAGGTAAGTACATGAAGTTCAAAACGCCTGGGAAATACAAGTTCCGCATCCTAGAGAAACCGATCTTTGGCTTCGAGGGATGGAAGGTGGTGGACGGGAAGGACATACCGATGCGCTTCAAGATGGACGAGAAGCCAGCTGACGTCTCAGCATTCAAGAACGGCCAGCTCAACCACTTCTGGGCCATGCCAGTGTGGAACTTTAACACCGGACACGTCGAAATTCTGTCATTCACGCAGAAAGGCATTCAGGCCGACATTGAAGGCTATGCCCGGAATGAGGACTGGGGCAGTCCGCTGACCTACAACCTCACAGTGACGCGGGAAGGAACCGGTCGCGACGACACCAAGTACTCGACAGTGGCGTCACCGCACAACGAGCTGCCGGATGAGGCCAAGGCAGCATGGGCCGAGGTCCAGGCCAACGGCTTCAACATTGCCGAGCTCTTCGTCGATGGCGACCCGTTCAAGCCAAGTACACCAGCTCCAGCGCCTCAGGCCCCACAAGCCGTGCCAGCAGCGCAACCGGCACCGGCAGCACCTTCGGCACCTTCTGCCCCAGCAAACACGGCAGAAGCCAGCGCAGGGCCTTTGGAGGACACTGAGGAACCTAACGACTAGGGTGTATGGACGCTTATCCTAGAGGATACCGGAAGAGGACGACGCGGAAGCGCCGGACGAATTATCAGGTCCTTGCCGCGCTGACCGCCACAGCCGTCGCATTTGTAGTGCTCCTTCTCTCATGAAGAAGCCCAAGTGCACGTTTTGCGGGCGACCCTGCCGCCACATCCATAGCTTTGAAGCACAGCAGTATTGCACCGAGCGGTGCAAGCAGCTTCATCAGGACTATGTGGCGAAGAGTAGGGCGAGGACAATAGCTAACAATAAAGATTTATGATTGTCGCATTTTTTATCGGATGTATGTTGCTTGGCTTGATCTTGGCCGTGTTCATCGCGCCCATCATCATCATCAAGAACCAAGCTACAATAGGTAAGATGAAGAGAATACTTGAGGCGGCTAGGCACATGCCTAAAGCCGATACTGAAGCCTATCAGAGAAAGCGCCGGTCGCTTCTAAGTTCCTTGTATGACCTAAAGTCAACAATAGTGGCGGATAACCGTGCCCTTATCGAAGCCGATGACCTCATCGAGCGCTTCAAGTTCATAACGGGCTGATGCGGTTGTTTCAGAAGGAGTCTCCCGACATAGAACGTGCTACAATAACGATATATGAGCGACAGGATTCCGAAGAAGGAGGATGGCAGTGGTAGGTTCCTGCCAGGTACGTCAAGTCCATATAGAGGCCTCACTTATGAAGAGCGTTTTGGTCCTGAGAGAGCTCAGCAGATTAGGACAAAGATGAGACTGAACCACAAGGGCATGAGTGGCCGAAAGCATACGCCTGAGACAGTAGAGAAAATCCGCAAGGGAAATACTAACCCACCTGCCCACATCAGGAGAAAGAATAGCTTGGCCAAGATGGGAGAGCGCAACCCTATGTGGGGCAAAACTCTGACAGTAGACCATCGGCGGAAATTAAGTGAAGCAAGTATCCGATGCGGAAATAGACCTCCCCGTCAGGTGAGGGAAGGTCATTGGAACTGGGGAGGTGGTGACCACCTTAGAGGAGAGAAAAGCCCGCATTGGAAGGGAGGCGTGACCAAAGCACACGACAAGATAAGAAAGTCAGCAGTTTACCAGCATTGGCGAGAAGCCGTCTTTTCGAGGGACGACTACACTTGTCAAATCTGCAAGGAGCGAGGTGGTGTGCTCAACGCAGATCACATCAAGCCGTTCAGCACCCATCCGGAGTTGCGGCTTGAACTAACTAACGGCAGAACCCTCTGTTATACGTGTCATCGCGCGACTGATACATGGGGTAAGAAGGCCAAAAAGCCAGATAATAATGACCAAATTAACACTTAAAGAAAGGTTGTTGAAATACCTGCAAGCCCGGCCAGGCGTCCATGTCTCATCTGGCGAGTTGCAGCGTTTGACGGTCGAGAAGACGACGTACACAGCACAAAACGCGGGACGCAGGCTTCGAGAGCTGGCCGAGGATGGCATCATCAGCGTCGATTACAGGAAAAACCATGCCTACTACTGCTACACAGCACCGGCGACGAAGCAGGTGCGAGAGGTGGTGGTGGAAGGGGGTGTGGCGAGGGAGGTTATCAGAACCGTAAGCACAAGCGTATGAGGGAAATTAAATTTAGAGCGTGGGATCGAGGAAAGGAAAAAATCTATGAGGTCAATACTCTTGGGCTGCCGGGAGCAACGTTCACTCATAGTGGGGAAAAGTATATAGTAACCAACTACGAAGGCGTCGAGCACGTTTCCACCACCCACCTTCTCCAAAAGTTCGCACTCATGCAATACACCGGCCTCAGAGACAAGAACGGCAAGGAGATTTATGAGGGGGATATCATATGCACCATATGGAAGCACGTTCTAGAAACAGAGCCGAACTTGCCAGAACTTAAAGAGTGCCCGCCAGTAGGGCCTAAGAGTTTCCACTGGTATGCTGAGCTTGAGGACATGGAGGTTGAGGTGTTCGGCAACATCTACGAAAACCCCGAGCTCCTATCATGACCAGCCAACTAACCTTCACCAACGGCGACGGCACCCATGTCATCAAGTACCTTGTGACCGCTGACAGCCCGCCAGCCTTTAGTGCGGTGCTAACCGGCCTGCTGCATGACATTGCTGTCCGTCTGGGCCCGTCAGTCGCCATGGAGAACCAGCCACTTGACTACGTGCTATAG